AATGATATATAATAGAAAAACCCTAAAGGGTGGAGTTCCTTCAGGGTTTCAACATATAGTCTACAGTAAGTATTGTAACACATGAGTAACATAAATTTCATCCCTGAGATTCCATTGACATGGTTGACTTGTCCGATATATGCCGAGGGTGTATTACTACCAAAAAGAAACGAATCGAGTCCAGATAGATATTCTGACGGAAAAGTTCCCTTTGGTAGAGCGTGGAAAGAAGAACTTACAGTAAATGATTCTGCTCTGATGATTGAGAGAGAACCAGATAAGTTTAAAGCGATTGGAGTATTTACAGGTCAGAAGTCAGATGGTCTTGTGATATTTGATGTAGACAGGAACTTGGGTGTTATTGAAAAGAAATGGGGTAAGGATCTCAAAAAAGCACCAAAAGTTACATCACTTCGGAAAAATGCTGCTAAGTTTCTTTTCAAAGTTCCGCAGGATCTTGTAACTGAAGTTGCTTCTATATCACAGACTGCTGCTGGACAGGAAGGTTGGGAAGTTTTATGGGGAGGGCAAGGTGTAATAGCTGGTGAATATCACAAAAAAGGTGTAGGTAAAGGCGAATATAAATTAGAGGGTGATCTGTTTGACGTTCCAGTTGCTCCTGAATGGCTGTTGTCTCGTATGAAGGATCAGCATAAGAAAAATAATCAGGATGTTGATATTAAATATGTAGATAACAGATGGAGTAAGCGTACCAAGGAAGAAAGGATAGCGATTATTAGTGGCTGCTTGAGTGTTATCGGACATAAAGGACCTAACCAAGAACATTATTGGTGGGAAATAGGTGCGATGATAAATAATGAACTTCCAGGAATTGAAGGATTAGAACTTTGGACAGAGTGGTCTAAGAAAGATCCTGACTATGAGCATTGTTGGGAAGAGGGTGAAGATCCTTGTGCTGCTAGATGGTATGCAACATGGAGAAATGATGGTGCTAGATACAATATGTCTCACCTCATTGAATTAGCAGATAAGGTCGATCCAGAAAGAAAAAGATTTAAACAGGTTGGGCTAGATAAATTAATCGAAGATGTAGAGGCTATCCCACTTAGATACAAAGAGGAAGTGTTGGATGGTGAAGATCTCATTCAGCGATATATGGATATTGACAATGATCCTAAGAATGAGAACCCTGCGTTACATAACCAAGCGGTCCATAAATTAGCTATTGAGGCGAAGCGTGGTAATGCTGCTGAAATTGAGAGATTAGTTGATACTCACGAAATGTTCAATAGAACTAAAGGCCAGAAACCTTTGGCTATTGATGAGTTAGACGACACACCTTTTGAATATTTGATTCCAGGATTGCTACCTAAACCTTGGACTCTGTTGGTTCATGCAGATGGTGGTACAGGAAAGACTGCTATGTGTCAGACAATAGCTAAACATATTGGACATGGAAAAGCGTTCAATGTTTATGGTGCTTTAGTTAACGTGCCAGTTGGTAAGGTTCTTTGGTTAAACGGAGATCAGAACGAAAGGATATTGCGTAGGCAGATGAAACTTATCGGGTGCGATAAGAATGTTCGGGTGGTTACTGAGTGGGATATGCAGTGGTACAGCAGATTCAAAAAGATGCAAAACAAATATGCGTATGATCTAGTAGTCATTGATAGCTTGGATGGTTGTAATGACAGCAACCCATACGAAGAAAATAGAAGGGAGTATGCGTTACCTATTAAGAAGCTTGTTAGACGAAATGGACAGGACTTTCCTGCTTGTTCAATAATTATTATTCATCACAACACCAAGGAAGGAAAGTTCAGAGGAACTACTGCAATTAAAAATGCGGTGGATGAAACTTGGAATATGAAAAAGTTGTCAATGAATGATGCTGCTGAGATGGGCCTTACAGCAAATAGCAGATTAGTGAGCGTTGAGAAGTCCAGAGAGGACCGTGAAGGGCTTCGGATGATATTTACCCTGCTACCTGATTACACATACTCTATAAGCCCTGCACCAGATCGCACAGAGGAGGTTGTAATAGACACTCCAAACAAACATACCTTGGACATATTGCGTTTGATGAGAACAGAAACTAAACCTTGGTGCGTTAAGGATCTGGTAGATCACGATACTGTTGGTGGATCTCATAGAAAACGTGCCATAGTGTATAGCTTGAATAAATTAGAAGATCAGAAGTTGATTGAAGAAGTTGACGTACCAAAAACTAAAAGTAGAGGAGGTAGACCATCTAAATTTTATAAAGCTGTTGGAAAGGAATTACCAAAGGCTTTTAGTTCCTTCGCGCGTGATATACCCCGAAATGATGTGTATAAACCTAATAATGTAGTTATTGGAACAGATTTGAACAACAATGAAAATTGTAAAAACCCTAATTTTGTAAAAACCTCAGAAGATAATGGAGGTTTATACAAAGAGGAGGTTAATACAAAACCGATTGTTGTTGAAAACTCTTCCACTGGAACGAAAGAGGGTTTATACACCGATGGGTCTGGGTATATAGAGGAAAACCAAAAATTCTGGGAGGAGTAGTAATTGAAACAGCCCATAATAAATGTCACTATTTACGAAGAAAAAAATCCCACCGAAGATAGCCCACTGGCTACTGTGCGGTACACAGAATATTCAAACAAAGAAAGAAATAAAGTACAAAAAGTTAATCAGGTTGAATATTACGATCCAGAATATTTTCATAGTCAGGTTTTACAGGCTGTTAGTTATGGACTCGATGTATCTATCTGTACACGGCTTAGTGTAAATACTTTACAGAAGAAGTTAAGTTACTGGACAAACTGATCTATTGTGCTACAATAATGGAGCATATTTATAGGTTCTTCCATGACCTCAACAATTACTAAACAAGAATATTCTGTTTATTACGGAATATCAGAGTTAAAAAGATTGCAGACTGCTCACAGTCTTGCGTTTGATACAGAAACATTACAGTTACAACCAGAAGAAGGTAAGCTCCGACTGATTCAGTTGGGGTCTTTTTCTTCTC